AGTGAAAGGATTATGGACCCACACCAATACTAGAAAAGATAAATTTGATATGTTTCCCCAAGATGAGTTATTAAATATGTTAACAAATTTATAAAAATGAAAACTAAACTATTTATTTTGGCTATAACATCATTCAGTACATATCTTTGTACTTATTTTTTTAACTTATCAATGGAATATTCGGAGCAATATTTAGCTGTAGTAGCTGTATTGTGGTTGGATGGGATATTTGGGATTTGGTCTGGTATAAAACGGGAAGGATTTAAAACTTATAAAGCTCTAAAAATAACAAGAAATACCTTTATATGGTTATTAATACTTACAGTTATTTTAATGATAGAAGAAGGATTTCAAGGAGCTGCTTGGCTATCTGAAGTAGTTGTCATACCTTTCATGGTATTACAGTTAGTAAGTGCCCTTAAAAACGCTTCTATGGCTGGTCTAATTAAAACTAGTGAATTAAATGATATATTAGATCGTATAGATAAGCATAAGGGTTTTAGAGATTAAAACTTAAATTTATGTTTAAAAAAATACAAGAAAGAATATTCCCATTCTTTATAGCATTATCAGCTTTATCAATAAGTGTAAGTGCTGCTTTTTATTCAGTAAGTGGTCTTAGTAAATTATTTGCAGGTGCTACTTTAGCAGTTATTATTATGGCATCATCATTAGAGATAGCTAAATTAATAATAGCATCTTTACTTTACCAATATCGTAAAACTTTACCTTTAGGGTTAAAGATTTATTTAACCATAGCTACAATTGTTTTAGTATTAATTACATCCATGGGGATATATGGGTTTTTATCATCTGCATATCAAGAAACTGCTAGTAAAGCTGGGACAATTGATGCTCAAATTACTTTAATTGAAACTAAAAGAGATAATACCCAAAGTCAACTTGATGTTTATAATGGAGAAAAAGAAAATATAGACAAAGCCATTGCTGATCTAAGATCAGGATTATCAAATAATGTTATACAGTATACTAATGCTGAAGGTCAAGTAATTACTACTACATCATCTGCTACTCGAAAAGCTTTAGAAAAACAATTAGACCAAGCTATTGAACGTCAAACTGAAATTAATTCTAAAGTAGATATTTTAAATCAACAATTATTTGACTACGAAACCGAAATAGTAGAAGTATCAACTAATAATGATTTAGCTGGAGAATTAGGTCCACTTAAATATCTATCAGGATTAACAGGAATTTCTATGGATAAAATTATTAACTATCTTTTGTTAGTTATTATTTTTGTATTTGATCCTTTAGCTATATCACTTGTAATTGCAGCTAACTTTGCATTTGAACAATTAGATAAAAAATATAAAAAAAACATCTATGGTGAAAAAGTTCCAATTGATAAAGAAGAACAACATCAACATATAATTGATATAATGAAAACTGATGAAGAAAGTGGTTTATATGATAATATAGATATTAATTTAGAAAAAGAATTTGATGAAGATCATGCTTTAGATGAAGCCCTTAATGATATGGTTGAAGATTTAGAAGAAGAAGAACCACCAAAAGAAGAACCAAAACCCAACAAATCATCATATGACATTGAAAAAGATAAAATATTAAAAATGTCAGGAATCTCAGGATGGAGAAAAAGTAAAATGTTGAAAGAACTTGAGATGAAAAAAAAAGATGATGATGATTTAACAATAATATACTAAATATTTGGCTTCCGTAAATATTCATCGTATCTTTATGGTATAAGATAATTAGTTAATTAAAAATAAAGGTTATGACAGAATTAGAAACATATAAGTTTAAACAAGAGTATGATAAATTTCAAATGTTAGTAAATACCAAAGAGTATGTTACTAGAGCTGAATATGAATTTATTATCGCTTATGATCCAACTGAAAAGGATAATTTCTTTTATATTGGTGATTATTCCAAATACGGTGATTACTTAAACTTAAATGTTTACAGTGAGTATGACCACGAAAAACGTCAATACGAAATGGAAACATATGGAAATGGAAATATATGAAAGTTATAGACAAACAAGGGAAATATGCACCTTATAAAGCATATAAATTAACTGAAGACGAACAATATTACCTAAACTTTGAAAAAGATGTTGAAGTACTACCAGCTAGGTACTATGACAGTAAATCAAATAATGGAAAATTCTTTTTTCTAAGAAAACATGAACCTGGAACCCCAAATTGGGAAGATGGTGGATATGAATGTAGTCATTCTTTAGGAGGTATTTATTGTTTTTATTTTGATACTTTAATATTACATCCAAGATATTTCAAAAAGAAAAGAAAATCAACACCAAAAACAATTAACTCTCCTTCAGTAAAAGGAAAAAGAGGTAGACCTAAAAAAGATCCACAAGACTTAAAAACACCTCAAGTTTATGTTCCAACAGGTAGAAAACGAGGTAGGCCTAGAAAAGATCCAAAAAATTTAAAAACACCTAGAGTGTATGTTCCTACTGGAGGGAAGAAAGGTAGGCCTAAAAAAAAGTAATGTATTGTTAGGAGAAGCAAAAAATTATTCGTATATTTAGGGAATAATAAGTTATGGCAAAGATAAAAAAAATGTTTAATGTAGAAAATGAAGAGTTTGTTATGAAAGAAATTAACAAACTCCAACCATTAAACTACAATCAATTTAGATGGTGGCGTCGTTTCACCCAAAAGAAAAAACCACTCCATAATTCAGCTCCATTATTAGACAAAATTAAAAATGGTGATTTAGATTTTTCCCATTATTGGTGGCAAATCAAATTCACTGAAATGGAAATTAATGATAAATCAGAAATAAGTTTAGATAATGAGGATTTTATAGAACGAACCACAATGGACAGAGCTCGTCGTGGTCGTTTAATAGATGATTTTGAAAAAGATGAATTAGAAAAACTTAATTACATCCGTAAAGAATTTACACAGGAATTTAGAATGACTGAAGAAGATTATGATAATGATGTTATTGAGTTTGATGGTACATTAGAACAGTTTTATAATCATTGTTTAAGAACTTATACTAAAAAATTACGTTCACTTAAAAAACGAGGTAGACCTCGAAAATTATGATAGAATTTTTAAAACACTCTTTAGGTCTTTGTGGTGAACATTTTCACCCAAATATTTTCACATTTATTTTAAGTGGGTTTGGATCTGCTCCTATTTTTTCATACATTTATATCAAATTAAAAAGTTATGGTGAAAGTCAGTCACGAAGTACCAATGTGTCTTCTAGAGAAAAGTAAAGAATTTAATGATTACCAATATGCTTTAGTTCATTTATTAGAAGAAAATGATGAATATAGAGAGCATTTCCTATCATATAGAAAAGAAAAAGATAGTTATATTATTTTAGATAACAGTTTACATGAACTTGGTGAAGCTTATTACGATAGTGGATTATTAAAATGGGTTGAAGAATTACGTCCTGATGAATTTATTGTTCCTGATGTTTGGGAAAATAGAGATGCTTCAGTAGTAAATGCTCGTAAATGGGCTTCAATTGAATTACCTGAAGGAGTAACAAAAGTAGCGGTTGTTCAAGCAACTACATTACATGAAGCAGCTACTTGTTATCAAACCTATAAAGATTTAGGATATAAAAAGATAGCATTTTCATATGGTGCTTCTTATTATAATGACATTGTTAATCATCCTAATAAGGATTTGAGTAAAGCTTTAGGGAGAGTTTTAACAATTTCTACTTTATTAAAAATTAAAGTAATATCTCAGACAGATAGAATTCATTTATTAGGTTGTGCTTCACCATTTGAATTTTCTTTATATAAAGGATTTGATTGTATAGAATCTATTGATACATCAAATCCAGTAATGGCTGGATTAGAAGGAACTCGTTATAATTCATCTTTAACAATTGATAAACCAAAAGCAAATATGAATAATTATTTTGATGTTTCAATTGATGATGTAGATGTAGATTTAATAGAATATAATGTTAATCAATTTAAAAATTTTATAAATGGCACTAAATAAACAATCAATAAGATCTAATCATAAGATCTATATGAAAGACAACCCCACTCCAGTACCAAAAGATGAAATTATTAAATTAAGCGAATCTTGGAGTGAAAATGAAGAAATTTTATTTAGAAAACTTCTCCAACAAGGAGGAAATATGAAAATAAAAGGAGTTAGTTTTAGGGTGGAAACTGAAGAAAAAATACTTAGATTAAAAGATATGTAGTGTTTGCCTATACACTTTATAATACCTGGCATTAAATAAATAAATTAAAAAAATTATGCAATTAGAATTCGATTTTGGAAAAAAAGAAAAAAAACACGTAGTAGTATCACTTTCAGGCGGTATGGACAGTTCAACATTATTACTTAGAGCATTAAGTGAATATGATACAGTTACTGCTCTATCCTTTGATTATGGACAAAAACATAGAGTTGAGTTAGAAAGAGCTCAATCATTAATTGATTATTTAAATAAAAATGGTCATAAAGTAACATACCAACAAATTCAACTAAATGGACTTGTTGATTTATTAGATTCAGCTTTAGTAAATGGTGGAAATGATGTTCCTGAAGGACATTATGAACAAGATAATATGAAAGCAACAGTTGTTCCTAACCGAAATAAAATATTTGCTTCTATTGTTCAAGCAGTTGCTTTATCTGTAGCTAATAGAACTGAAGAAAAAACAGATATAGCTTTAGGGATTCATGCAGGTGATCATGCAATTTATCCAAATTGCAGACAAGAATTTAGAGATGCAGATGATACTGCTTTTAGAGAAGGTAATTGGGATGCTGATAGAGTTAGTTATTTTACACCTTATTTAGAAACTAATAAATTTGGAATACTTCAAGATGGTGAAGTTTTATGTAAAAAGTTAGGTATTGATTTTGATGAAGTTTATAAAAGAACAAACACATCTTACAAACCATACCCATCAGGTAATTCAGATTATAAATCAGCTTCATCAGTTGAACGTATTGAAGCATTTATCAATTTAGGAAGAAAAGACCCAGTGCAATATGAAGATGAAACAGGTCCTGTTGATTGGGAAGTAGCTAAAGCTCACGTTGTTAAATTATTAGAAGAACATAACAAACCTAACGTTTTAAAATTATTATCAAATGTTAGTATGGCTTCACTTGTATTAGATGCTAAAACATCAATAGTAAAAGCTTTAGATAAATTACACGATATAGTAAAATAAAAAATATGAAAGAAATTGAACATATGCCTAATCAAAAATGGCACAAATATATAAGTTTTATTAAATCAGGAATCCGTATCCTGGGATATAGTTTTATACCATTTAATTTGGCTACTGCAACTATTATTCTTATCTTCAGTGAAGTAATAGGGATAATAGAAGAAATGGTATGAGAAAAAAACATAAACATATTGAACCTGATCATTATATAGTTGTAAACATAGATAATCAAGTATACACAGGAATGATTAGGGGATTTTTTAATTACTCAGATGATTGGTCTAAAGCTAAACCTTTAGATCTTCAATCTACATCATATTTAACAAGAATAAAAGGAAATCAATTATTAAAATTATGAAAAAATTATTATACATAACAACAAAAACATGCGGTCCTTGTAGACAATTTGGACCCACTGTGGAAAAAGTAGCTCAAAGTGGAATACTAGTAGAAAAATTAGATGGTGAAGTAAATCAAGCTCAAGTTATAAAGTATGGAGTAAGAAGTGTTCCTACTGTAATTAAAGTTAATGCTGCTGGAGAAGAATTAGGTAGATTTACAGGAATTAGATCATTACAAGAAGTAATAGATTTTTACAATAATTAAAATCATGGAACCAATTATTCTTTATTTTTCAGCAAATTGGTGTGGGCATTGTAGAATGTTATCCCCTAAAATTGAAAAAATAAAAGCTCAAGGGATTAATGTAATAAAACTTGACACAAGTAAGGATATTCATTTTTCAAAAAGATATAAAGTTGAAAGCATTCCTACCTGTATTAAAGTAGATTCAAAGGGAAAAGAATTAAAAAGACATATTGGTGATTTTAAAAATATAGAAGAAATAAAAAAATGGTATTATAATTAAAAGAATAGAATGGGAAAGTTTCAATCAAGTAAAGTGTTTGACGGGTTTAGTACAGTGTTTCGTCAATGGAAAGCAGAAGGTACACACTGTAGGTTTTTTCATGGATATGGAGTATCATTTAAAATATGGTTTGAAGGTGATTTAGACGAAAGAAATTGGGTTTGGGATTTTGGAGGTATGAAACGTGCTAAAGGAACTATTGATGGTATGTCTCCTAAAGAATGGATGGATTATACATTTGATCACACAATGGTAATTGCTGAAGATGATCCATTTATTGAATCTCTAAAATTAATGGATCAAGCAGGTGCTGCACAAATGAGAATCCTCCCAGCTGTAGGAGCGGAAAAATTTGCTGAATATATTTTTAATAAAGTAAACGAATTTGTGCAAAATGAAACTGAAGGTAGAGTAAAAGTAGTAAAAGTAGAATTTAAAGAACACGATAAAAATAGCGCAATTTATGAAGCTTAAAAGAATAAAAGATTATGATAAAACCCTTCCTGTACTTGAACTATATACCGCAGTACAAAGTGAAGGATCTAGAGCAGGATATCCAACAATTGTAGTTAGAACATCTGGATGTACTCATCGTTGTTTTTTTGGTGAAGGTGGGTGGTGCGACAGTTGGTACACGTCAATCCATCCTGAAAAAGGAACATATTGTTTTAATGATATTGTTAAAATGTATGATGAAAACCCTCATATTAAAGAAATGATGCTTACAGGTGGTTCACCAACAATGCATGGTGCTTTAGTAAATGAATTAACCCATTTTGCAAATGAAAGAGGTATTTTTATTACAATAGAAACTGAAGGTTCACATTTTTTACCTACTGACTATCCAATTGATTTATTATCAATTTCACCTAAATTTAGTAATAGTATTCCAGTTATAGGAACTGAAACACCTAATGGAAGTATTACAGATGAAAAAATGGTTAAAACTCATAATCGTTTAAGGTTAAATAAAACTGCAATTAAATCATCTATTGAATACCATAAAGACTATCATATTAAGCCTGTATTAGATAAGGATTTATCTATTTTAAATGAAGTAGAAGAATTTTTGAAAGAATTAGAAATTCCAAATGAAAAAGTATGGGCTATGCCTGCAGGTGACACAAGGGAAGAATTGATAAAAAGTTATCCTATTGTAATGGATTTTGTAAGAGATAAAGGATGGAGATTTACAGGCAGAGCACACATTATAGCCTTTGATACCCAAAGAGAAGTGTGATAAGGTTTGGAAACACAAACATCAATTCGTATATTCAATATAAGTAAAAAGTTATAATTAATGGAAAATAAACGTAGAAAAGTACACGAAGAATTAGAAGTTGTACAAACCGGATTTGCCAATGGTGTTGCACCTGGTTTTCCTCTTAGTGATGAGGAAAAATCTAAAATGATTGACCAAGCAGAAGAAGCTTATGGCAAGTTTTTAGATGCTTTAAAATGTGATTGGAGAAATGATCCAAACTCAATGGAAACACCTAGACGTGTAGCTAAAGCTTATGTAAATGATTTATGGGCTGGAAGATATACAGCAATGTCTCCTATTACTTCTTTTCCATCAGATGGTTATGATGGTGTAATTATTGAACGTAATATTCCTCTTACATCTATGTGTTCACACCACCACCAAACAATTGGTGGAGTAGTTCATATTGGTTATATTGCAGGTGAAGAAGGTCAAGTAATTGGTTTATCTAAATTAAATCGAATTGTAGAATTATTTGGACGTAGAGGAGCAATTCAAGAACAATTAACATCAGCCATCCACAATGCTGTTGATAAAATTACTGAAGGTAATAAAGGTGTAATTGTTACTATTGTAGGAACTCACAATTGTGTAAGCTGTAGAGGTGTTAAGCATCAAGGAGCAGCAATGGTTACAACTAAAGCATCAGGTGCTTTTAGAGATGATACAAACAATGCTCGTAAAGAATTCTTTGATAGTTTAAAGATTAATAACGGCGGTCACAATATTTAATAAAACAAAAAATTTAAAATTATGCAATGTATAGAGTACGAAGTTTCCCATACTTCTAAATCAAGTGGGTTTGACAGTCAAGTATCAAAAATTAAAGCTAACAGTGAAAGCGAATTAAGACAGATACTAGAATCTAGAGGTAGAAGATTAAATTCAATTTTAAATAAAAAATCATCATCTCGATAAAATTAAAAATAAAAAGTTATGAACAATACAACACAAGAAGAAATTTACAATGAACAGTTTGTACCATTTATAGATGAAGTACAAGAATTCAATGAAGTAATGGGGAAATGTTGGCAAAATAGAACTACTCCAACTATTAACCCTGAAGATGCTAAATTTGTAATTGATTTCATCCAAGAAGAATTAGATGAGTTAAAAGAAGCTGTTGAAACCAAAAATATTGTTGAAATATTTGATGCTTTACTTGATATTACTTATGTAGGATTAGGAAATGGTGCTTTAGTATTTGGTTTGAAAGATAAAATTATAAAAGGATATAATGAAGTTCAAGCTTCAAATTTATCTAAAATCTGTAATACTTTAGAAGAAGCTGAAGAAACAGTTAAAGTACGTTCTGAACAACAAGGTACTCCTTGCCATTATGAACAAATAGGTGATAAATATGTTGTTTATAGATCACATGATAAAAAAGTAATGAAATCAATCAATTATTTCAGACCTGATCTTAAACAATTTTTCACTCAAGAAGAAATTGATTCTTGTAAAAAATAATAGGTTTTGTATAAAAAGATATTTGCTCAAAGGATAGGAGATAATAGACATCTTATTCATTTATGGGATGATTATGAGTACTCAAAAGTAGAATGGATTAACCAATCCTATATTGAATGTGATGAAGCTGATGCTACTTATATAGGTTTGAATGGAGAACCTCTTAGAAAAACATCTAAATGGAAACCAGATAATCCAAAACTACATTTTCATGATATGCCAGCCCATCAAAAATTCTTAATTGAAAAGTATGGGATTGATGATGAACCATCTATTTCCCATCGTGAATTATTTTTTGATATTGAAACTGAAATGGGGGATGCTTTAACTGAAGATTATATTAAATCAGCTCCTAAAAAAGTAACATCTATAGCTTGGTATGATAAACAAATTGATGAATGGGGAATATTAATTTTAGATAATAAATCTCAATTAAAAAGAACCAAATCAGATAACAAAGAAATCATACCTTGTTCTACTGAAAATGAATTGTTACTTAAATTTTTAGAAAAGTTTAGAGAAATTGATCCTGATATTGTAGTAGGGTGGAACAGTGATTATTTTGATATTCCTTATCTATATTATAGAATGTGTAGTGTTTTAGGAGAAGATGTTGCTCGTTATTTATCTCCAATTGGGTATGTAAGAGAAACACCTTGGTATAAAGATCAATATATTCAAATTGCAGGTGTTGAATCTTTGGATTATATGCGTTTACATAAAAAGTTTAGTTGGGCTGATGAACCATCATTTAAACTAGATGCTATTGGTGAAAAGTATGTAGGTGTAAATAAAATAGAATATGAAGGTACTCTTGATGATTTATTTAGAAATGATATAAATAAATTTATTGAGTATAACTTTGTGGACGTTGAGATTTTAAAACTATTAGATGAAAAATTAGAATATTTATCTCTTGTTAAAAATCTATCTCATAAAGGTAAACATAACTATAGTGAAGTTTATGCTAATACTAAAACACAAGATGGTGCTATCTCAGCTTATTTATTAAGTGAAGGTATAGTTCCACCAGCTAAAGAACGTAATCCTATATCAAAGAAAAATTATGCAGGTGGATATTTATTCTGTCCTAAAGCAGGTATTTACAATTATGTATTTGATGAAGATTTAACATCACTATACCCATCAATTATTATGACTATTAACATTGGTAAAGAAACTATGGTTGGTAGAATTATAGATGCTGATGATAGAAATAATCGTTTAGGGTTAAATGATTTAAAGAAAAAAGATCCTAAAGAAGAATTAATCATTGAAAATGCTAAACGAAAACGCACCAAAATAAAAGTTGGAGAATTAATCAATCTAATTCAGGACATGGAAATGTCTATTTCTGCTAATGGTGTATTTTACAGAACTGATAAAGAATCAGTATTATCTACAATTCTTAGAAAATGGTTTGATGAGAGGGTTAGATATAAAAATGAAATGAAAAAAGCATATAAATCTGGAAATAAAGGATTAGGTGATAAATTTCATATGAAACAGTACACGCAGAAAATTCTATTAAATTCACTTTATGGCGCGACAAGCTTGGGCTCATTCAGGTATGGCAATGTAATTTTATCTGAATCTATAACTTTAAGTGGTCAAAGAATTATCCAAGAATCAGCATTAACTGCTAACACTCACATAAACAAAGTTATAAGAGAAGAAATAGAACTTTAACATGGAATTAGATCTACATGGATATAAACATGCTGATGTAATAGATAAATTAGACCATTTCTTTTTTTGGGAATATCCAAATTGTGATGAATATATTATAATTACTGGAAACTCAAATAGAATGAAAAAAATAGTTATAAACTGGCTCGAAGAGCATAAATATTGTTATTATATTCCGTCTTATAATTTAGGAATAATAAAAGTAAGTGAATGAAACATATTGAAGATACTCCGTGGTTTATTTGTGACCCTGAAGATAATAATTATATAGCATATTCTGATACAGATTCAATTTATATTCATGCTGAACCTTTACTAAGACATTTATATCCTAATTTTGATGAAATGTCAAGTGAAGAAAAAGATGATAAATTAGAAGAGATTGCTTTAAAATACCAGGATATAATTACTGACTCATATACTACATTAGCTGCTGATTGTTTTAATGCTAAAGGAAAACATAGGTTAGAGATGAAGACTGAGTGTGTTATCCGTTCAGCTTATTTTAGAGCCACAAGACGTTATGCTCAATGGATTACGAAACAAGAAGGTATTGTAAAAGAATCACTTGATGTTAAAGGTTTAGAATTTAAGAAAGCAAATTTTCCACCTGTATTAGGTAAATTTTTCCATAATGCTTTAATTGATGTCTTAAAGGGTGCTAAGCAAGCTGATATAGATGCTCGTGTAAAAGAATTTAGACAACAAATATTAGATGGTAGTATATCATTAATGGAATTAGGTAATCCAACTGGAGTTAAAAAATTAAACAAATATACAGAACGTAAAGCACGAGCTGGAGAAATGTTTACAACTGTAGCTAAAGGTGCTCCTGCAGCTGTAAGGGCGGTTATTAGACATAATGATTTGTTAAGATTTTGGGGATTAAATAATAAACATAGTTTGATAACTCAAGGTGAAAAAGTTAAATGGATTTATTTAAAACCAAACCCTTATCAAATTGATGCTATTGCATTTTTAGATTATGACTTAGCAGATAAAATAAAAGATTTTATTGAAATGTATGCTGATCGGGAAAAAATATTTGATTCTATTTTATTAAATAAACTGGAAGGTTTTTACAGTGATCTAAATTGGAATCTTTCTTTAAATCCCTATCGTGAGATGTTCTTTAATTTTGATTAAAGTTTGGATATCATTAAGAAGATTCGTATATTTATAAATAAATAAGAAAATGAAAAATCAAATCAACGAATTTGCAAGAATGCAAAAATTAGCTGGGATTATAATTGAACAAGAGGTTAATAGATATGAAATAATTGATCCTCAACAAACAGAACAATCTTTAGATATGATCTTGGATGCAATTCAGCTTCTAAACCAAAGTGGGTTACAATTAACACCAGAAGATAAATCAGGACATTATTCAGGAGGTTACGATAACATAAATTCAATGTATGTAACAAGTCCAATGGAATTTCAACAATTAATAAGAAAAGCTAATGATGTATTATTCCAAAATGATATGGATTATCTAAGGATTGTTAAAGCATAAATTTAAATTCTTTAATTTTTCTTAAGGATTTGGCACTCCACCCCCCGTTTCGTATATTTACGAATAATAAAAAGTTATAAAAAAATGATAAATAAGTTAAAATTAATTTCTATAATTAATAAATACTATTTAGGAGTTAATGAATCTGTAAAATGGGAAATCAAAAACAATACTTTAAGTATTGATTTTATGACTCCTACTAAAGATGTTATTGGTAATCTAACCTGTGATAATTTTGAGTTAGAGGATAGTAAATTAGCCATCTATGATACTAAAAAATTACAAAATTTAATTAGTATATGTAGTGGAGATTTGTTACTAGAACTTGAAAAAACTAAAGAAATTTACACTAAATTAAAAATTTCAGATCTAAATTTTAACCTTAATTATGCTTTATCAGATCCTTTACTAATCAATAAGGTAGGAAGTGTTAATGAAGCTGAATGGGTTGTAGAATTAGATTTAACATCTGAAGATATTAGCAATATTATTAAAGCTAAAAGTGCATTAGCTCAAGTTGATAATATGTTAATTACTACAACAACTAATTTAGATGGAGAAGATGTTATTGAAATTATATTTGGAGATGAATCAGGACATAATAATAAAATAACATATCAAATGTTAGGTAATATTAAAGATACAAATATAAAATTACCATTCAATTCAGATATGTTTAAAACAATCCTATACGCTAATAAAGATATGGAAGATGGAAAATTATTATTAAGTAGTATGGGATTAATGAAATTAAGTTTTGAATTAGATGGAATTACTTCTAATTATTATATGGTGCGTAGAGCTGAAACAAATTTTTAAAAATAACATATGTATAACTATAACAAAACCAAAATACTTTAGGGAGATAAGTTTTGTTTTTTTTTATTTAACCGCTGATCTTAGTGACAGCACAAATTTTATTAATGATATGAGTACATTATTTTACGAAAGAACACTTTCACCATTCGATTTATTATTCAAGGATTTTTTCAATTCTGAATTAAATTTCCAACCGGCAGTTAATGCCAAAA